TGTTTAATTCCGTATTGCTTTGAATATCGTTATTACCGCTTAATTCCCAGTTATCTGTTACAAAGAATTCCAGTTCTGTATCTTGGTTTATTTCTTCCAAATTCAGCGGTGTAGCAGGGTCACGGCCATCAAGGATAACTATGCCCGAACCACCAAATAAACGCTTCCAGTACTGTGCCTGTTGAACAGACTGCCATAAACCTATTTCCCGAATAAAAATTTCCAGTTTACGGGTTTCTTCGCGGGTTATTTCCTGTCTGAATTCTTCATCATCGGACTTCTTAAGTTGTTCGTCCTTCTTAACCTGGTCTACTTCCCAATCTTCACGCTTTTTAAGCATTTCCACTTGGAAATCTATCTGTTGGTTGCTTTCAGGCTGTTTGTTCTCTTCAGCGTTCCAGAAATGGAAAAACGGTTTCTTTTTCTTCTGAACCGTAGGAACTACCTTCTTCTCATAGCCGTGTATCTCTACGCCGCCACGGAAGGCATCAAGAACAGGAACTTCTATTAACGCCTGAATGTATCCAAATTGCTGATATAAGAAACTCAATAGAGCATAATCCATGGTAATGTAATCACCACGAACCTGCGCACGTAATACATCAATAGAATTTATCTTGTTGGGCGATATAGAATTTGCTCTTTGCTGCGAATACGGAACAATCCCATCAACCAGTTGCTTCATCGAATTATTTAACTTCGTTGCTTTTATCCCAACAGATTTCTTCTTAGTCGCCATAGCAACTCCTTTGTTCTCATTATAAATTTTGATTTGACTTTTTGCAAGCGTGTATTCTATCATATGCTCATGGAAATAGTCGGGCCTTGTTTTATTCCAATCAAGGACGGGCGTCCTTTTAATAGATACGAGGTTATCGTCAGGGTTCGTGCCCCCAAAGGGGTCGAGACCACCAAATACTTTTTCAAAACTTTGAAAGACGCAGAAACTTATCTGCTTTTTTTGTATCAGCAGGAAGGAAGAAAAGAGATAGACAGGGTTCTGGCTTCCCACCGGTCATACAAATGGGAAAAACGCCAATATGAAGAATTCAGAGATTCTATTGACTGGGAAGAATTACCACGTAAAATTAAAAAGATGAACATCAAAGAAGAACATGTTTTCGTAGAAATGAGGTTGAACAATGACAATAGAAGAAATGATAGCAGCGAATATTGAAGACGAAGGTGAAGCAATTAAAGGTTATTTGCCTTTACTGCAGGCGCTGGAACAAGAAGCAGACAAAGAAGCCATCGACATGATTGCTGAAATTATCGGGGAAGAAGTTAAGCATACCCTGATGCTGACAGCAATGCTGAAAAAACGTAAGGCGGTCATAAAGATTGAGCCGGAAGGCACAAAAGAAGCCCTGACGTTCCTGCAGGAAAATATATAAAAAACGCCCCATATAGGGGCGCTTTATTTTAAGTATTCTTTCCAAAATTCACTACTGGCAACTTTATTACGTTCTTGCGCCCGAATCCTACGCGCTTCAGCCTTCGTTACTGGCTTCGGCGCTTTTGGCTTTTTCGGCCCCATAAAACGGCACATTTGCGAATGCGTAAACCCTTTCTTCCTTTGGTTGCACCTGTGGCATGTGACCTGTAAGTTACTTTTGACATAACGCAAATCCCAGCGTCTGTGTAGCGGGATTCTGTGGTCAACTTCTATCCAGTTATCTTTCGTTGGGGTGCAATGGCAATAGACACAGCGGCCGTCACTTTCATCTATTACTTCTTGTCGCAGGCGCTTCCAGCCCTCCGAATGGTAAAACATTTCACGCGCAACAAAATATGCCTCCCATGATTTGAAAGGGTGCGGAATTTTCGTACGTTTTATATTCAAATCTATATACATAATATACTCCTTTATTTGTTATACGACAGCGTCGAGCATATCATGCCGTTCTTTAAGGATTATAATTGTACGCCCATAACCAGCGTCTGTCAACGCAATTATGCGTAATTTATCGAAAATCACGAAATAAGTAAAATCAATGACTTACGAGAAAATGCGCCAAAATAAAAAATATTATGTATAGTTTGGGTAGTAGCAGCGACTTGTCAGCGTCTTATTACCAAGGTAACTTTTTATTGGTTTGTCCCCAGTGTCGTGGTCTTCAACCCTTACCTACGGTGTTACACTCTTGCAACTCAGAGTACAGCATATTCTATAGTACCATCATCCGGTTTATTACTAACCGGCAAGCGTCAGTAACTTTTGTTACCCCGGTCCCAGGTCGTCACCGCTTTCAAGTCGCCCAAATCGCCTTACGTTGCCTGGCCAATACATAATTTATACTATAAAAACTAGGATTTCAATTAAAAAATACGTTACCGCAACGGCAACTGCATTTGCCATATACGGCTGATGCTACTACAAGAGAGTTGGTTTTACATCTCTCTGAATTCATATTCTGGGTAGCGATACCTCATGAGCTTTCTTTTAAGAACGTATGCTGGGAGTTTTTTTGTGATTGGGCTTTTGCAGTCGGCTACTACCCATTGCCCAGTTGCCACTTCTTGAAAGAAATAATCGGCCACATAATACGCGGCACGTTCTGTTTTTGTTTTAGGAATTACCTCGAAGCGTTTTTGGCGTTCCAAATGCGCTATAATGCCCTTATTTTGAAGGTTTAATAAATTCTGGTAGATTAGGCTCTCCCTCCTCGAATCAAACTGTACGCCGTTTATAACCGTTTTTTGTGCATTATATTTGTTCAAACTTTTGTTACCCGTGGCGGGGTACGAAAGACTTTTTGCCTGCATTTTCCCTACACCCCTTGCTGACTGTGCCTTCCCGCGGGTTCTAATAGTTTCTCTGTACTCCTTGGCAGTCATGTGTAGCCACTCCATGTTATCTCCTAAATAAATATCGAACTTGTTTTCTGGTTAAATGCGATTTCACACGCATCTCCAATGTTGTCACATATCTCGTCTGTTGGGTTCTTGTCAGAAGGCGACCACGCTAATAATTCTGCTCTCAATGGCACAAAATTAGGGTCGGCCTCTCTAAAATACACTCTACCTGCCTCTAACCACGTCATGGCGCTATCCACACGATTCATTTTATTTTTCTTTGCCCCACGTCTTAAAGGCACAATAGCCATTTCAGGGCACTCACGGCGCATTTCTTGTATAAACCCTATACCGGATAATGTATTTTCAATGTATACTCTTCTACACTGTCTGAAAGCCGCCCTACACCGCTGGAAGAATTCAATGCAGAACTTTTTACCATCAGGGACTTCCCATTTGCCCATTCGGGTTCGTAAAAGATACAGATTATTATCCTTCCCGAGCCCCCAACAACAGAACAATGTCTTATCGCCTTTATTCGCAGACATACCAAAGTCAGTAGTGATAAACACCTTTTGGAACTCTTCCGGTGTAACCGTAAATGTCCGTATCCATTCTTCATGTAAATACGTCCCGTAGTTCTCTATCTGTGCCTGCATATACATGGCAGCAAACATATATGAGTTTTGCTTCTGTAATTTCTCTAATTCTTCCTTTGGATACCGCTTTGGGTAAAAACTTTCCCCGTTCTCATCCAACGCAGGTATTATTAAAAATTCCCAATCTTCTGGCTCGTTCTTTAATATCCACCCACTAAAATCGTTTTCACATATCCGCTGCTGCGTTGCTATTGTGGGTGTTGTTGGCGTTCTTCTTCGTGTCGCCAACTTCCGCTGATAAACATCAGGTAATTCTATTTGCTCGTGAACCGAAGTCAACACAGATGTCGAATTTGCGTCGTCCATTAGCAATCCGCCCGAAAAGCCTTCTACCCCCGGCACGCCAGCATCCAACCCTAAAAGAGCAGATGATACCGTCCCAGCAGTTAAACCACTCCGAACGCCACCACTTATTAAATGATAATTTAATACCGATTTATCGTTCGGGTCCATTTCCTTGCCAAATAACTCCTCCCATTCAGGCATCATCATCAAATTGCGACTGTCCCGCGATAACTTCTTAATTAACCTTTCCCCATACGCTACATAACAAAACATGTTGTTCTTGTTACGCGCAAAACACCAGGTAATAAAATACTGTAATAACAACGATTTACCTGTTCCTGGCGGGCAGTTTATCATCAAATTACGCTTCTCGTTCTTCCCATCCGCATACTTCTGCAACGTGTCACATATCTTTATGTGCGATGGCGTCATGTCGTATTCTACATTCTGCGCTAATTCGTGTACCCATACCACATACGCCTTGAAATCTAATAATAAACGCTTCGCTAATTCAAACTTATCTTGCTGCGTCATTCCCCAGCCCTTAAGTCAATAACGTCCTTTAACCCACCAACAACACCGCCAGTCTTCGAT